ACATTATTAGCCAACCAAAACTATATGAGTATTGGTCCCGTGCAGATCAATTCTGGCGTCACTGTCACAGTTCCTTCAGGAACAACTTGGGTAGTAGTTTAATTAAAAATTATGTCACAAAGTAGTATTCTTAAAGTAAACGATATTCAGGATCTTGATGGAAACAGCCTAATTGGTGGCGGTACTCCAGCAGGAACTGTATTCTTTTACACATCTTCTAGCACTCCATCAGGATACCTGACCTGTAATGGTGCTTCGGTATCAACATCAACTTATGCAAGTTTATTTGCTGCCATTGGATATACCTACGGTGGATCTGGTGGTTCATTTAATGTACCCGATCTTCGTGGTGAGTTTGTTAGAGGTTGGGATGATGGTAGAGGTGTAGACTCTGGTAGAGCAATTGGTTCTTTCCAGGATCATAACTTTACCTCTCACCGCCATAATTTTAATGCTGGATCTTCTGAAAATGGCGGTGGTCGTGACTGTGGTTGCTATCCACGTACAGACTGCACCGACCTAAGAGGTAACGTAAGAGCTGATAGTTTGGCTAACACTGGTGGCAATGAAACCAGACCAAGAAACTATGCTCTACATGCAATCATTAAATTCTGAGGAAAGATAAATGAGCGTAATTAAGGTAACATCTATTGTTGATTTTGATGGAAACGACCTACTCGGCGGATTAACTGCTGCTGGTCTTATTTACATGTATGCTGGCAGCACTGCTCCAACAAATTTTTTGAAATGTAACGGTGCATCATTGTCAACATCAACTTATGCCAATTTATTTGGTGCAATTGGTTATACCTATGGTGGTTCTGGATCAAACTTTAACGTTCCTGATTTGAGAGGATATTTTGTTAGGGGTTGGGATGATGGTAGAGGCGTAGATAGTTCTAGAACGATCGGATCATCACAAGCCGATGCTTATCAGTCTCACAGACACTCTCTTCAACGTGGAACTTCCGAGAATGGTTGCTGTAGAGATGATGGCGGTGCTCCTCAGGTAGATTGTAGTAATCTTTGCGGCATGTCTGGTTCTGTTATGAACGATACTGGTGACAACGAGACAAAACCAAGAAACCGTGCAATGATGTTTATCATTTCATACTAAATAACACTACCTAGGGTCGAATCATGAGCGTTTTAAAAGTAAGAGCACTAACTGACTTAAATGGCGATGCACTTCAAGGAAGTGATGTTCCTGCAGGTGCTATTTGCTGGTTTCCTGCAAATACAATTCCTGATGGATTTCTAAAAGCAAATGGTGCTAATGTTTCCAGAACAACTTATGCAGCATTATTTGCCACTTTGGGGACTGCGTATGGATCAGGTGATGGAAGCACCACGTTCACATTGCCTGACTACCGTGGGGAGTTCTTCCGTGGATGGGACAATGGTAGAGGAGTGGATAGTGGTAGAAGTATAAATACATCACAGGGTCAAGAAATTGCCTCTCACAACCATAGAATTAGATTAGGTTCTGTTGAAAATGGTGGTAGTCGTGACTGCGGCTGTTATCCACAAATTGACAACAGTAATTATTGTGGAGCATGTGGAGAGGGTTGTGTAAGTTACTCTGGTGGTAATGAAACAAGACCTAAAAATTATGCAATGTTAGCACTAATTAAATTCTAAAAATGGCAAAAGCATACACATACGACTCAGCTACTAAAAAATTCCTCACATCTATTGATGTTGCCACTGGCAAGGCTGGTGAATATATTCTTCCACCGAATTCAACGATGGTTGCGCCACCGCCAACAGTAACTGCTGGCAAAGAATTATACTGGCAAGAGACTCCTGCTGGTGAAGGAACGGCAGCATCATCTCAATGGTCTGAAAGAGATATTGTTGTTGAAGAAGAACCTGCAGATGAAGATCCTACTGTTGTTATTGACGGTATGACAAAAATCCCTGAATTTAGATTAAGAGCTAAAGTTCAGGAATTACTAGAAAGAACTGATTGGACACAACTTGCAGACTATCCAGGAACTGCAGAACAGCAAGCAGCTTGGGCATCTTATAGAGCTGCTGTTAGAGCACTTCCAAGCACAGACGGATGGCCCGATAGTCCAAATTGGCCCACCCCACCAGAACAGCTTGCTGGTGTAAGATTTGAGCAGGCTGAAAGAGAATATCTAAGCGGAACATTTACCAATTGGGATTCTATCAGCAGAGATGCTTCGATTCTACCTAACAGCTGGGAAAGAAATTAATTAGTATACTTTATTTGGATTGATAACATGAAAACAATTTATAACTACCATCCTCAGTATGGTTATTTCATGGCTTCATCTGAAGCAGATGAGTCACCTTTAGAACCAGGAGTGTATTTGATTCCTGGTTATGCAACAGAAATTGCTCCACCTGAGGATGTCGCCAAAGATAGGATTGCAATTTTTGATCCAGAATCAAATGAATGGTTTGTAACCAAAGATTATCGTGGAACATACTACAGTAAGTATGAACCATGGAGTGAGAAAATTGATAATCATGATCCACAATTTAGACCTGACATGAAGGACTATGCCTTAGGGCCTATTCCTGAAACAAAATACATGCAAGACGTTTTCTTTAATGAAGATACACAAGCATGGGAAATTGTTGATACTCTAACTGATGACAGAGAACCTGACGAAAGAATTGCATTTGTCAGAGAGTTTGTAAATCAATTAGACTTAATGGGTATTAGTATTGATGAACTAAAAGATCTATTAGATAGACTATAAAAAAAGCCCCTCAGAAGAGGGGCTTTGCTTTACCAACGGTAGTCATCTAGGTTTTTAACTGTAACACTGACATCTTCGTCTCCTTCAAGCTTTAGAATGTTGTGCCAATCGATCTGTTGAGGATCGAGATCATCATATACATCTAAATCAAGAACAATTCGATACCGAGTCTTCTGGATAATGGCTGACATGATGGTAACCTTGTGACTTACCCTTATATAGTACCAGACTCCTCCTCAAATGTCAACCCCAGACCTTCAAGGGCTTCTTGTTGCAGAAGATACAGCTTGAGGTAGCTCTTTGCTGCGTTGAGAATTTCCTCGGGTTCCATTTGTTCTATAAGTCTTGCTTGAGACTCATAATGAAACTGTCTGCTCATCTTCTGAAGCTTGATGGTATCTGGGTTCATGGGTTGACACGCTCCTTAAAGTGTGGTATCATGTGGATGTCCGCAACATAGCATATGGATGGATTTGTGTCAAGTGACGGATGGGCTGCTGTGCCCTATGGTAATCAGTACATGATTATCTATGGTGGAAGGCAGATTTCTGTGCATAAAACCTTAGAAAAAGCTAAAGAAGCTATCAAACAGAATAGATCCAAGATCAAACAAAAAGGTCAACGACGGGTCAGCAGAGCAGCCAAGATCAAAGGTCTTGAGGAGTTCATGTCCTGATGGATATTAATGCTCTGATGATTGAGGCAATTTTGCATCCAATTAAGCAGAAGACTGTGATGAAGATCTATAAGAATCTTCATTGCAAGGGAAATCTTAATTTGATTAAGGATGCAATTCCTGAGGTACTGATTTGGGCAACGTTTGAAAAGACGTTTACCACATGCCTTGGATATGCTTTGCAAGAAATTGCTGAGACTTGTGGAAATGATGTCAAAAACACTGACAAAAAACAACGTAAGATCCTCGGCATTGATCTTCGCATCAATGAAGAATGGGAAGGTCAACTGAAAGCAAACAAGAACACCCAAACAGGAACACACAAAGGTGACTCAATCCAAAAACTTCTCAATACAACCAAATCAAATGGAACTAAGCCCTTCTTTGCAGTTGCATTTGGTGATTCATTTGACTACGAAAGCGGTGGAATTCGCCAAATCGGCGGCGAAGCTTTTTGGTCGTGGATCGGTATAGATTACACACAACTTCGTGATATAATTGTCAGCGTATCAAGAGAGACAGCAGATGAAGTCAAACATGCTTATGGATATGTTTTACGGTGATGAAGATTATTCTAATCACAATGTAAAACAATTCGTTGTAACTCCAACCACTATACAAACTGTCAGAGACTTTATCGAAACCTGGCACTATTCACACAATGTCAATGGATTGCGTGTGTCTAATGCATTCTCTCTTATGGCAGACAATAATATTATTGGTGGTATGATTTATGGCTCTCTGGGCATGGCAAATGTCTGGAAGAAGTATGTTTCATCTGAGGATAAGATCGTAGAACTTCGTAGACTCTGCTGCATTGACAAGACCCCAAGGAATACTGAAAGTTATTTCATTGGTAAGACTCTGCGGTGGATGAAGAAGAACACTAACTACGAAACTGTAATCTCTTATGCAGACAGTTTCCATGGTCACTGTGGTACAATCTACAAAGCGTCTAACTTTGAATACCATGGCATGACTGCCAAGGGAAGACTGATTGAATACAACGGTAGAACATACCACGATAAATCAATCAGGACATATCATGAGAACAAATTTGGTGTGAAGAAATTAAAACCATTTGCACAGAACCTCAAGGATGCACTAGAGCGTGGTGATGCCAAGTATGTTGACACACCAGGCAAACACATCTACATTTACAGACTGAAACGTTAATCTTAAGGCAATTATTTGCTTTTTTAATTTACCCTTAAATACCTGTATAATGGTATCGTACCAAACAAAGCTTATGGAAAACGAATGTCCAGACACCAAGTTCAACCGTGGACTTGATTTGTTTATTGAATCTGTTTTGAAACCTGACGTTGAACTGAGGCAATGTGCTCACAATCAAAAGTGTTATCATGAACTGATGTACATTCGTTCTTATGTTCTAGATTATCTTGGAACTTTACGGAGAGATGTATGAGTACATACTATTATGCATTATACACAGTCTTCGCTGTTCTTGTAGTTCTTGTTGCATTAGATCCAAACTTTGCAAGGCTGATTGATTTGTTTGCAAAAATCGTTAGTATTAATTGTACAAGAGCATATATGCTTATCTGGCTGCATCCTAAAAATCCTTATTTTAGATGGAAAGTCTGGCGTAGATCAGTAAAGATGGAAAAAGAACTAAAACAAATGATCGAAGAGGGAAAACTATGACCAGTTATCAAATGTTACTTGATTCTATTTGTTCCGATCTTTTCAAAGTTTGGCAAGATGGTTGCAATCAAGAATCCTGGGATGAACCTAGTGCCAAACAAATGGCAAAGCAGATCATCAAAAACGTTGAATCATTTAAAGTGATGCAACAAGATGTCTAAAAGAAAAACCGCCTGGAGATGGTGGGCAAAAGCACTAGGAGAAAAGGCAAGTAAAGATGACAAAGAATCGGACAGCGTTGCTGGTATACGGACTGTTATATTTCTCACTTATCTTATCACTAACTGTTTCATTGTTGCAGGAGTAATTAGGCATTGGAATGATGAGCCACCAACAAACTACTACATCGTACCCATATCATGTCCTGGATCCAACAACTCCATGGTATGAGTGGTTATGCTACTGTGAGATCTGTCACCAATTAAATGTCCCAGGTCAACCAAAATGGCAAAGGTTTGCCGCATACAGAAATTATCTTAAATCGGTAGGTGTACTATGAAACAAGATCCTTATTGGTTTTTAAACAAGTGGGGAGTTCGAGATGATTCTATGGCATCAAGGATCGACAGACTTGAAGAGAAGATTGATCATCTTATCCAAGAGAACATCGGAACAACCAATGCTTTGTATGAACTTGAAAACAAACTTGACATGCTGAGTTCTTGTCAGTATAATATGCTCAGTTCAGAGAAAATCTACGATGTATGAAGAACTAAACTGCTTCGAGGAAGCACTCAAACACTTTGGAACCAGAGTCGATGTCATCATTGCTATGGAAATGTCTCGTAGGATTACGCCTGAAGAATCTTATCAAGATATTAAAGCAGAACTCAAAGAATTGAAAAAGTGTCGTAAACAATTTAAAGAAAACCAGACATGCTAAGACTACTGAAACAACTTAACTATCAAGAACCATTCATCTCTGAATACCAAAATGGTAAAATTGATGTTTATTTTGATGAGGAATGGCAAGCTTATAAGCTGACTGTTGGTGGTAAGGAGTGGATGTCTTATGACATTAAAGGTCATACACAGGCATTTGAATTCTATTCACATTACAATCTAGCCAAAGGTCATTGTATTTGCACTGGCATGGGATTTGGCGTCAGAGAATCTTGGTTGCTGAGAAATCCAGATGTGACCAAGGTAACTGTGATTGAGAAGAATCCTGAAGTCATAGAATACCATGAATACAACAAGTCTCCCTTCTTGAAGCATGTTGAAGTCATCAATGATGATGCTTCAACGTATAAAGGTTCTTGTGATACGCTTCTTTTGGATCACTATGAATCGAGCGATCCTCATGAAGTTCTGGCAGATGCAAGTAGAATTGTTCAAAATATTGAACATGATACTTTGTGGATCTGGCCCTTGGAGGCAATTGTTACATCTGCAAGGCGTCGTAGATTGGATCGTTCTAACGTAAAGGTCTTTAATGATGAGACCTTTATTTCAAGGATGGAAGTCTATGAGAACTTAAAGCAGATTTATGAACTTGATACATTACCAGAACTATCGGAGGGAGACCTTGATTTGTTCTGCTTCATGTATCATTCTAAGTTGTACAGTGACTACAAACGTTTATTCTTGATCAATCATCCAATTCTTTATAGGATTTAACATGAGCACCGATCCCCTGAGTTCTGATTTTTCTTACAGGAAGTACTCTCTTCAACAACTTGATAACTGGGTGAATGATGCCCTGAATTGTGAGGATCTTACTCCAAAAGACATTTATGACACCATTGTAAAATGTGTGGAAGAAAGTGTAGATCATCATAGAAAGTATCTTGATAAGTCTACCAGTGTTCTTTCTCTTTTGAGAGGTCATCGTGAGTTTGAGATTGATACTACTCTAGATGATGTTGTGGGAGAAAGAGATTATTATGATGGTTGGGATTCTGACCACGATCCAATGAAAAAGCAAGTGGATTTGCATAAGGATCAGTATGAAGAAATACTGAAGTTCTATCGTCCTAAGACCCATCAGGAAATGCTTAATGATGGGTGGGAGATGACTGACGATGGGTTTTGGTATAAAGATTAAGAAACGTAACACCAAATCTAAAGGAATATAGTTGGTTTCACATGCTATGATAGATAGTGATGTATTATTAGCATATCCTAACATCGAGGTGCAAATGCCCATCACAGACGAAGAATGGAATGAGATGAATGCTATCAGGCAGGCAATCAAGGATCATCCAGCATCTGTCCATCCTGATAAGATGGAGAGGTTCACAGAGCTTTTCGTTCGATCTCTTGGGACTGCTTCGGATGAACGGGTGCTTGACAAACCATTCTTCCCGTGATACCATTAGCTAGTCGCATTCAATTCCATGCATGATTCTTCACTAGACGAGTTCTGCCACCACGAAGCAGAACGGTATGCTATGCTTCTTGAGGAAGCCGCAGCTAAGGTTGAGGTGACCGTTGACTACTACATTGAGGAGTTCCTTCTTGACGATGACATCGACTGTAATGGTTAAGCCCAAATCTCGTCGGGCTAAAAACAAGTTTGCAAACATGCTGAAAGGTAATCCTGTCGTCATTGTTGACAGAGATACTCCAGTCATGATGCACCTGAAAGCTCAAACCAATGACTACTGGTTCTGGGTTGACAAGATTAACGACTCTCACTGGGAGATCGTTAAATAGTTTTTGTTCCCTTATCATTTTAAATTCAACCAAAAATGAAATTTCTCTACCTCGTCAACTACTGGGTTCCATTCCCCTCTTCAGAGTATGGCGGCGTTGTTTGTGTCATCGCAGAGCACGATGACGAGTGTTATGATCTTGTAGTTCGGTGGGATAATGAATACTATCCTGAGTATTATCCACTGGCTATGGAAAGCATTCAAAAAGCACCCAAATTCCCGCTCGCGGATGAGGAAGAGAGCCGTGTCGTTGATGCATTCACCACCTAAAAACAAAGAACCCATGGAAGATCTAACCAGCTACGTCACAGAATGCCTTGAGTGGGCACAAGGGAGAATGGTCGATCTTATGAC